AGTTCTAACATTGCCTATGTGGGACGATATGCAGAACTTCACATACGATCATTTAGTTGGACATGAAGTAGGACATGCTTTATTTACTGATGCTGACGAATGGGCTTCAGCTATCGAAAAGCACGGCAAGAACTTCAAAGGTTTTCTAAACATCGTAGAAGATGCTAGAATAGAAAAGAAAATCCAGAGAACATATCCCGGTTTGAAAAGATCCTTCATTCAATCATACAAGAAAATGTTGAGTGAGGGTTTTTTCGGTAGAGATGAAACAGAAATCAATACTTTCGAACTTATTGATAGACTCAATGTTTACTTCAAGTGCGGTATGTCAACTGGTACAAAATTTGCTGATGATGAAAAGAAGTGGTTAGACATTATCGCTAAGATAGAAACTCAAGATGAAGCTTACAAAGTTGCTCTTGAGTTATTTGAGTTAGCAAAAGAGAAAAAAGAAAAAGAGCAACAGGCTCAAAAAGAGTCAGAAGAGGAGATGCAAGAAGATGGAGAAGATGATGATAATTTCAGCTTTGATGACAGTGACATGGATTATGACGATTATGATATCGATGAAGATGGAGACGATAGTTCTGAAGATGGCTCTGGCGAAGGCGAAAGCGAAGACTCAGATTTAGAAGAAACTGAAGAAGAACTAAAAGGTTCTGGTGACAAGAGCGACTCTGAAGATAAAGGAGAAGAAGTAGAAACACCAGTTCAACAAGTTTCACATTCAAGAATTGGTGGTGAGTCACCTGAGCCTCTAAATCCTAATCTACCTATTGCAGAAACTGACGCTATGTTAGAAGATAACATAAAGTCTCTAAGTCCTACAAATGGTAAAGCAGTTATCAATGTGACACTTGATATGAACTTAAAGACATATCAAGATAGAATTTTCAGTTACAAGAAAATACTTTCTGATAAAGATACTGGCGGTGCGATACATGCTGGTTCTGTTATGTACAAAGATTTTCAAGTCAACAATAAAAAAGCTATCAACTACATGGTAAAAGAATTTGAAATGAAGAAAAAAGCTTCTGAGTATAAGAGAGCAACAGTTTCTAAAACTGGTGTTCTTGATACACTCAAGATGAACAACTACAAATTCTCTGATGATATCTTCAAGAAAATGACAATCGTTCCTGATGGTAAAAATCACGGACTAGTAATGTTCATAGATTGGAGTGGTTCTATGGCAAGCAATCTTTCTAACACTGTTGATCAGTTGATTAATTTAGTTAGCTTTTGCCGACAAGTTCAGATACCTTTTCAAGTTTATGCTTTTAGCGATAACGATACACTAGCTTATGAAATGTTTGGTGGTAGAGATGCTAGAGCAAAAATGAGAGTCAAGACAAAAGGTTATACTACTCTTCAAGATAGTTTTCACCTACTTGAGTTTTTTAACCACAAAATGTCAAGAACTGAGTTTCAGAAAATGTGTGCTTTTACACTAGCAGTTGGTAAGTATTGGGAAAATAGATACAGACTCGATAGTAAGTACGGTGAGTATTGGGTTCCAAGAAAGTTCTGGTTGTCAGGTACTCCTTTGAATGATGCAATACTTTCTGCTCATGCAATTGTAAAAGCTTTTCAAAAGACTAATAGAATTGACATAGTGAATACAGTATTCTTAACTGATGGTGCTAGTAACTATTCTTACTACAATAGAGATTATGATGTTAGAGTAAATGTTGCACCATGGAATGAGACTTGGATATTCACGAATGAAGTTACTAAAAAGTCTATAAGACTAACTCAAAGTGGTACAAATAGACTTGGTATCAATACAACTCCGACATTTCTAAAGTCTCTAGCTAACTACACAAATTCGAATGTGATTGGATTTCACATTCTACCTAGAAACAAGAGAACTGCACTACATGAGATGGGACACGAATTAAGGCACCACCAAAAAGAGAGCATGTGGGCTAGATTACTTAATGACTCATTTGTAGTGAATACCACAAATGGTTATACTAAGCAGTTTCTAGTTCAAGGTTCAAAGCTTGCAACATCTAACGGCGCTATCGAAGTTGACGAGGGTGCTACAAAAGGAAAGATTAGACAAGCTTTCAAAAAAGCTACTACTGGTTCTAGGACTAGTCGAGTGATGTTATCACAATTTATTGAATTAGTAGCTTGACAAACCTACCAGGTTTGCTATCCTAATAATGTAAGTGATTCGTTTGATAATTAAATAGAGAGGTTATATTATGTATTTATCACCACGAAAAAAACTTTTTGTCGATACCGCCACCAGCAAGTTTGGTGTCGGTGCGATTCTAAATCGACAAGAAGTTCAAAGTGCCGCCGATGATGCAAACATTCCATTTCCATGGTGGTTCTGGAAAACTGCTAAAGTCGGTTACAATCAGTTTCAACTACCTTCAGTAGGTGGTCCTGAAACAGTTACTGCAACTATGACAAGTTCAACACCTGTCGCATCTAGTGATGCACAGGTTAATTTACAACCTGCACCTAAAGTTTCTCTTTCAGTAGAGACTACTGCTTTTACAGAAAATCTAGTACCAGCAGTTGATCCTTTATTTGTTCCTTTTGGTAACTTCACCAAGATAAAGCAGATAATATCTTCAAAGATGTTCTATCCTGTGTACGTTACTGGTTTGTCAGGTAACGGAAAAACTTTCGGTATTGAGCAAGCATGTGCCCAAGCCCGAAGAGAAGTTATTCGAATTAACTTCACTGTAGAAACTGATGAAGATGATCTCATTGGTGGTTTTAGACTCATCGATGGTGATACTAAGTTCTTCAAAGGTCCTATCATCAATGCGATGGAGAAAGGCGCAGTTGCTTTACTTGACGAGTTAGACTTAGCTAACCCTGCCAAAGTAATGTGCTTACAATCAATTCTTGAAGGCAAAGGTTACTTCATCAAAAAGACAGGTGAGTTCATCAAGCCTGCTCCTGGTTTCACCGTGATTGCTACTGCGAACACAAAAGGTAAAGGTTCTGACGATGGTAGATTCATCGGTACTAACGTGATGAATGAAGCTTTCTTAGAAAGATTTCCTATCACTGTCGAGCAAGAGTATCCACCAGTTGCTACTGAAAAGAAAATACTTGGTAAAGTATTTACTGACTTGGGTGTCTCTGACGATGGTTTTGTTGCCAAGCTTGTTGATTGGGCTGACATTATCAGAAAAACTTTCTACGATGGTGGCGTTGACGAGATTATCTCAACAAGAAGGCTAGTTCACATAGCAAAAGCTTTCTCAATCTTCAACGACAAAATGACAGCCATCGATATGTGCATCAATCGATTTGACGAGGACACCAAGTTGTCATTCAAAGACTTGTACACCAAAATCGATGTAGAAGTTTCAGAAACACCTGATACTGCTATTGAGAATGAAGAAGAGATTCCATTCTGATAAAAAAATATATAACCTTGAAAAGCCTGTCTTGACAAAGATGGGCTTTTTAGTATATACTCATAACAATATATTATGAAAAGGAATATAACTTGGAAATACAAATTGAATTAGCTGAACTACGTAAGAAAAAAATATTCGTAGCTACGCCAATGTATGGTGGTATGTGTCACGGTATGTACACTAAAGCATCATGCGACTTAGCAAAAATATCACAAGCATATGAGATGGACGTTAAGATGTTCTATCTCTTTAATGAGTCTCTAATTACTAGAGCAAGAAATTATTGTGTTGACGAATTTCTACGTAGCGACTATACTCATATGATGTTTATAGATTCTGATATTGGTTTTGATCCTAACGATGTATTATCTCTAGCTATTATAGCTGATGAAGGTAATAGAGATATCGTATGTGGTCCATATCCAAAGAAAACTATAGCTTGGGAAAAAATTAAAAAAGCAGTTGAGATGGGATTCGGAAATAAAAATCCTAATGAACTAGAAAACTTTGGTGGAGATTACGTATTTAATCCAGCTAGTGATGCTTTAGAAATGAGACTAGATGAACCTATCGAAGTGTTAGAGGGTGGTACAGGTTTCATGATGATAACTAGAACTGCTTTTAAGAAATTTGATGAAGCATATCCAGATTTAAGATATTATCCAGATCATGTTAGAACAAAACACTTTGATGGTAGTAGAGATATCGGTATGTATTTTCAAGCACTGATAGATCCAGAGTCAAAAAGATATCTTTCAGAAGATTATATGTTTTGTCAGTGGATGAAAAAAGCTGGAGTACCAACATGGTATTGTCCTTGGATGAAATTATCTCACACAGGTAGCTATGTATTTGGTGGTAGTTTATTAGATTTAGCACAATTAGGTGTATCAGCAACTGCCGATCCAGTAGAGATTGAAAAAACTAAAAAGAAAGAACCAAAAGGTATACAACTTAACTTAGGAGAAATTGAATGAGTGAGAAACCAAACTTTAAATTTCAAGAAGATAGAATACTCAAAGAGTTGTATGACTATGTTTCTACTACGTACAAAGGACATTATTCTACAAACCAATTTCAATCAACCGAGTTTATCATAGATTGTGGACACGGAGAAGGTTTTATGCTTGGTAACATTATCAAGTATGCACAAAGATATGGTAAGAAAAACGGAAGAAATAGGGCAGACTTGCTAAAAGTTGCTCATTATGCTATTATGGCTCTACATATAAATTCAATGCAAACAGGAGATAATGATGATGCAGATAAGTGATGATACAATAGAAGTACTAAAAAACTTCTCAACTATAAATCCCTCTTTGAATTTCAAAGCTGGTAATACTATTCGAACTGTTTCAGAACAGAAGAATATTCTAGCACAAGCAGTGATAGGCGAAAGCTTACCTGTTAACTTTGCAATCTATGAACTTAATCAGTTTTTAGGTTTAGCAAGTTTGTATGATAAACCAGATTTTGCTTTTGGTGAAAAAGAAGTTGTGATTAGTGAGGGTAGTAGTAAGTCAAAATATACTTACACTGATCCATCTATGGTAACTTCTGCTCCTGATAAAAATCTTGAGTTAGATAATGCTGATGTATCAATTAAAATATCTGCTGATGATATGAAAAGAGTTTTATCAGCCGCCAATCAACTAGGTTTACCTGAAGTTGTAGTTAGAGGTGCAGAAGGCAGTATAGCTATAGTAGCTACAGATACAAAAAATCCAACATCTAATGAACATAGTGTTACACTTGGTTCTACTAATGATAACTTCTCTATGGTTTTCAAAACTGAAAACTTACAGAAGCTTGGTACTAGTGACTATAATGTAGATATATCTAAAGCAGGTATAGCACATTTCAAATCTACTTCAAAAAATATTCAATATTGGATTGCAACAGAGACTAATTCAAGTTATAATTAAAAAATTGAAATTTATATTATGGTGATTCATGCGAGAAGATTTTTTGTGGGTAGAGAAGTATCGCCCAAAAACAATAAAGGATACTGTACTAAGTCCTGAGTTAAAGACTTTATTTCAAACTTTCGTTGATAATAACAATGTGCCTAATCTTCTTCTAACAGGCTCACAAGGCATAGGTAAAACTACTGTTGCTAAAGCTATGTTAGAAGAACTAGGTGCTGATTATATTGTTATCAATGGCTCAGATGAAGGTAGATTGATTGACACACTCAGAACTAAAATTAAAAACTTTGCATCATCTGTATCTCTAGCAGGTGGGCGTAAGTATGTAATTCTTGATGAAGCAGATTATTGTAATGCTGAAACTGTTCAGCCTGCTCTCAGAAACTTCATGGAAGAATTTAGTAAGAACTGTGGTTTTATAATGACATGTAACTTTGTCAATAAGATTATACAACCACTTCATAGTAGATGTTCAGTTGTAGAATTTAAAATAGCAAACAAAGATAAGCCTGCTATGGCTAAAGACTTGTATACTAGAATACTAGATATTCTCAAACAAGAAAACATAAGTTTTGACGAGAAAGTAATTAGAGAAGTTCTTGCAAAACATTTTCCCGATAATCGTAGAATACTAAATGAGTTACAAAGATATTCTGCAACAGGACATATTGATAGTGGTATACTTGCTAATCTATCAGAGACAAGCATTAAAGAACTCATGCAACTTTTGAAAGACAAAGAGTTTACTTCAGTTCGTAAATGGGTAGGTAAAAATATAGATGGTGATGTTGCACCAATGTTTCGTAAAATATACGACACTATAACTCAGTATGTAAAACCTACAAGCATACCTCAAGTTGTTGTTACTCTTGCTGACTATCAATACAAATCTGCGTTTGTAGCTGATCAAGAAGTTAACTTTATGGCTTTTCTCACAGAGTTGATGGTAGAAACAGAATGGCAGTAAAAACTAATCCTTTTGACTATATCACTGCTATCAACGTATCAAAGAAAAATCTCATGCGAGGTAGCAACAATGATACTATAGCAGAGAAAGAGTATAGTCCTTTTCTATCTAATCGTTCACTATCATACTTTGCAGATACGATAGGATATGCTAATGAGATGAATCAGAGACATCATCTGGATAATCTTCCACAATTCGAATATTTACTAAATATTGTTAGAGCAAAAAAAAGATTTGCTAAATGGGTGAAAAAAGAAAATGATAGGGACATATCTCTTGTGAAAGACTATTATGGATATAACAATACAAAAGCTATGCAGGCTCTATCAATTCTAACTCCCGAACAAATGAAATTTATTAGAGAGAAGTTAAATAAAGGTGGAGTATGATTGAAATAAGTAGTTTAGTAGAAGTAAAGTTGAAAGAAGACGAAGACTTCTTAAAGATAAGAGAAACACTTACACGTATAGGTGTAGCTAGTAGAAAAGATAAGACATTGTTCCAGAGTTGTCATATTCTTCACAAGCAAGGAAAGTATTATATCACACACTTCAAAGAACTTTTTTCTATGGACGGAAAACCAAGCAATTTTACAGAAGATGATATATCACGTAGAAATTCTATAGCTAATTTATTAGCAGAATGGGGTTTAGTTGAATTAGTAAATCCTGAAAAAACGAAAGAGCCAGTGTCACCTCTTTCACAGATTAAAGTTTTACCACATAAAGAAAAAGACGAGTGGAACTTGGCGGCAAAATATAATATAGGGAAGAAAAGATAATGGGAGGATCAATGAGATATACCACTAACTTTGACAAAGTAGAAGATTTCATGAGATCGTTTGGACAAAACGTAGCAGAAAAACCTACTATGTTAGATGAAAAGACTTTGCAACTTAGATTAGAACTTATAGAGGAAGAACTAAGAGAACTCTATCTTGGTGTTGAAAGAAAGAATATGATAGAGATTGCTGATGCTCTTACTGACTTACTCTATGTAGTTTATGGTATGGGTGCCGCCATGGGTATAGAACTAGATTATTGTTTCGATGAAGTTCACAGAAGTAATATGTCAAAGTTAGGTGAAGATGGTAAACCAATCTATAGAGAAGATGGTAAAGTCATGAAAGGTCCTAACTATAAACCACCAAATATGTATGATACAGTATATCATCAAGAAGTATTAGCAAAAATAAAAAAGATAGAAGAGAACTCATCGCCTAATATCGATAGAGATCAATTAGCACAATTAAGTTTATTTGATGATGAAAGTGCTGTTACTGGAAAGTGACTTGACAAAAGTGTAAATTTTTGTTATTATAAATACAGTTGAAGCACGCCTATTAAGGGTGTTTCTTAATTTTAATATTCTAGCTTAATAAAGGAGAATAGCAATGAATAACCTTACCACATTTGACATTAATAAATTCACTCCCTACGCTGTAGGTTTCGATAGAGTATTCGATAGATTGTGGGATCATGCCCACAATATGCACACCTCAACAGGTTTTCCTCCATATAATATTGTAAAGCACGATGAATACGAGTTTACAATTGAGATGGCGTTAGCAGGATTCTCAAAAGAGGATATCGAAGTCGTTGTAGAAGACGGCACAATTACAGTTAAATCAGTATTCGATGATAAAGTCGAAAATGCTGAAGTACTACACAGAGGTATCTCGCAGAAAAAATTCACACGTAAATTTACTATTGCTGACGATATCGAAGTAAAAGGTGCAGAACTCAAAAATGGATTGTTAGAAATCCAGTTAGAGAGAATTGTACCAGAGCATAAAAAGCCTAAAGTTATTAAAATCAAATAATACTTATTAGTCTTTTTCGCAATTATAAATAAGGGTTGAAGTAAATTCAGCCCTTATTTTTTTTGGAGAGGTTAAATGTTTGGACTATTTAAGAAGACAGGTTTAAAGAAGCAGACTAAAACTGTTACTAAACCTAAGACAGAAACAAAAGCGAAAAAGGACAATGGTATGGCGAAATCAAATTATGATAAATGTTTAAAGATAATTCTACATCATGAAGGTGGATATGTAAATCACCCAAAAGATCCTGGTGGAGAAACTAACCTCGGTGTTACTAAAAGAGTATATGAAGAATGGGGTGGTAAAAAAGATATGAAAGATTTAAAAGTTGCTGACGTTGCACCAATATATGAAAAGAACTATTGGGGACGTTGCAAGTGTGATAGCTTACCAAAAGGTTTAGATTTATGCGTCTTTGATTTTGGCGTTAATGCTGGAACAAAAAGGGCAGGCATCTATCTACAAAAAATGGTTGGTGCAACTCCTGACGGAGCAGTTGGACCTAATACACTAAAACAAGTTGATGCTTGGATAAAAGAACATGGTGTAGAGCATGGTATCAAATCATATCAAGAAGCACGACAAGGATATTATGAAAGACTTTCTACTTTTAAAACTTTCGGTAGAGGTTGGACAAGAAGAGTTACAGAGACTACGGAAACAGCTTTAAAGATGATCTAAAATGGTTTACAGAAACAAAACATTCGCTAACAATGTAGTCGTTGGTTTGAGTTCTGGAAAAGTTGAGTTAAGTGCTGACAGTGGAGATTTACTAATCAAATCTGGCGACTCAACAACAACTGTTCGTCCAGGATTTGGTGTCACGAGTCAACGGGCAGTTACAATTGTAAACAACAAGGCGGCATTACCATTACCACCTACAGGTATTGATAACGGAGCTTTATACTTTGCGTCTGCAACTAATGAGTTGTTTATGAAATCAGGTGGTGGTTGGTATAGAATAACATTAGTAAATACAAGTCCATCAATAACTCTAAACAAAACAACTGCAACAATTGGTGCTAATCTTACATTAGATGTAAACTATACTACAGTAGAACCAGAAGGCACTCCTGTCACTGTTGCTTTAGCTAACTCTGGTATTGCTGATACAAACGTAGCTACAATTACTCACACAACTTCAAATAATAATATACGAGTAGTATTTGATGGTACTACTAGTTTAACAAATGCTACAGTTACCGCAACTGTAACAGATGGTGTGAATACAGGTGTAGGAACTATTACAATTAATACATCGTATGTTTTCTTACGTAATGAACGTGAAGCACTTACTCTAGTGGCAAAAAATGCGCCAGGAGTAACAGATGTAAAACAGCAATCTCTTTATATTCCTAATGGTGATGCAGATTACATAGATATACCAGCTTCTTCAGATTTGCAAATATTAGGAGGAGCCTTTACAGTAGAAGCATGGTTATATCCAACTTCTCATGCAACTCAATCTCATTTTTTCTCTAAGGGTACAGGAGCCTCCTCTACTGCCCAACAAAGAGAATATAGTTTTAGATTTAAATCAGGTGAAATTGGAATGTATTGGTCCGCAGGTGGTGGTTCTGGAAGTGGACAAGATCAAAGTATAAACGCAAGCACTACAATTAATTTAAATGAGTGGTTTCATTTTGCTTGCACAATGGACTCTAGTAATAATGTGACATT